GGCTCATAACCATCACGCATCTGTAAAGACACGTTGTTGGCTAATGGCTGACCTAGCACATGAGTCGCTACCCAGCGAAACGTGTAATCTGGATCAGGTGTCGGATCGGGCAAGTTGCTCGGGGGTACGTATACCGCACGAACAGATTTATCGCGTGTTTTCAAGTCACGTGTGATGCGGTCAATAGTATCAGCCATTTTGTTTCTCCAATTTTGCTAATTCAACAGCGTATTGCTGTGGGGTTAATCCAAATTTTTTAGCCAAGGCGATTTGCGTTGGCGACATTTCAACTTTTCGTACCCCAGACGACCTAGTCGCGGAAGCAACTACTGTTGCAGCTTTTTTAGAGCCATCAACCGATTTAGGCTTTTCTTCCCTTCCAAATACTTCTGGAAAAGTTGATTTAATGCGAGCATCAATGCGCTCGAAATATTCGTCAGAGCGAGGGTCAACCCCCGAGTTCACTAGTTTTTGATGCAGCCCTAGAGAAAAGCTGGTTAATTCTTCATACCCCGGTTGACCGAACCACTGGTTTTTTGCTTGCCAGCGCAAGGTTTTATCGTCGATCTCTTGTCGGGGTGGAGGAGATGACCTGATTTGTACATCATTATCATCTTGTTGTAAAGGGGTAGGTTTAAAGTTTTTTGCAGCTTCTACACGCATCTTGGCATCTGTCAAGGCTTCTTGTGCCTCCAACAGAGCGTCAGAATCACCTGCTTCGTATGCTTCTTTGTACTTACGCTTGGCATTTTCAAGCTCGGCATGTGTTGCCGCCTTGATTGTTTCAGAATAAGTCTGTTCACCCGTGCTAACGTGCTGTTTCAGACGTTTGTTTTCGTCCAAAATGTGCTGTGTGATGCGTTCTAGCTCTTGTTTCTCGCGTGCAAGGGCTTCTTTGGCGCGGCGCTCGTCATGACGGGCGTGTGTTAGCTCTTTAATGCGTTTTTTAACGCCATCAGAGTACGTATCGAGTTCATCATCAGACGGATCTTCCACATTGCGATCCAATGGCTTGCGGCCACGGTCTTCTTGTGGGGTATCGTCAACGATTTCTATTTCAATTTCAGTACTTTCGTTCTCTTTTTCTGCGGAAGTGTCTTCAACTTCGTCAGGAAACTTGTATGGGTCAGCCATTTTCTTCCTTTTAAGCGCGGGTTAAGCCGCGAGGGTCTTGCACAACAGCATCAACTTGGTCGTCGTTGATGAGACGGAACTCTTTGCCAAAGATTTTGAATCTTGTGCCAGAGTAGGTACGTACTAAAACAAAATCACCTTCTTTGCACCATGCTCCGTTAGGAAACTTGGCGGTGTCGTTGTACGCATCAGGGCCAACTTTCAAAACAAACAACACAGTGGTTGCTGTTTCTTCTTGACGCATGCTTTCGATTGGTCGGACTAAGTCCAGACTTGTACCATCCACTCGTTCAGAGATGTCGGGCACAGCGCAAAGAATCTTCCAACCTGTGGGGATTGGGAGTTGCGTGGCCTTTAGCTCATCGGTAGCTTCGGTTTCAGGTGCATCCAAAGGTTGGATGGGTTCAGGCAGTGCAAAAGCACCGGGGGTTAAATCAATATCACTCATCTGATTGTTCAACTTTCTGTGCAAGGTCAAGGAGATAACGCTCTGCGAGGGCTAGACCCTGAATCACCCCGCAAAGTTTTTGATACTCTTCAAATGTGCGACACCCCCCACCTGACAAATCGTCAGCGTAGTTGTTCATGTCAGTGCGTATTTTTTCGCGCAAAACGCGTGCGAATTCTTGGATCATGATTTAGGTTCCGTTTTAGGTTGGTTGCGTGCTTGCAGATCCATTTGAGCTTTGTTCTTGGCAATATCAGCGCCCATCTGAATACCAGCGCGTTCCTGCTCAAACTGAGATTTGGTTTTGCTTTCGTTGATTTGTGCGCCCACTTTAAGAGCGTCAAGTTCCAAACGACCACTGACTTTTTGCTCTTCCAACTCTTGCTTGTCGGTGGCAATGGTTGCGTCCATCATCAACTTCTGTTTCTTCAACTCCAACTCGCCCTGCTTGATCTGCAACTCTTGCAACTGCATCTGAACCACGGGGTCTTGTGCTTGCTGTTGTGCTTGCATCTGCGCGGCTTTTGCTTGGTCTTGTTGCAACACTTGGTTGGCCGCTTGCGCCATCATTGCTGACAAAGCTAACTCCACGTTCGGTGGCAACTTCTCATCTTCAGGCGGCAGTGGCATACCAAGTTGCTGCTCAATCTTCTGACGCATCATGTAGCCAACGTGTTCTGCAACGTGTGCAGTAAGCGCCGCTTGAATGGCTGGAGCACGGGGGTTCTGACCAATGAACTGTTGAATCAGTGGGTCTTGCAGCAGCATCATGTGCACTTGGATGTGTGACTGATGGTCTTGATACATAAACGCTTTGAGCGGTTTGCCCTTGAGCACATTCTGGTTCTCAGACACAGGATCAGTGGGCTTCTGGTCTTCTTCAAGCGGCACCAACTTAGCTGCGTTTTTAATACCTAACACCTCCAACATACTACGGTGCAGTTGGGGTAAGTCATAGATGTCAGGCGCCATCTGCGCCATCTGAATCACAGCTTGGTACTGCACAACACGTTGACTCATGGTCGCGGCGTTGGGGTCAGACACAGGAATCACATCTACGTGGTTGTAGTCAGACTGCTTAGCGCGTGGGCCTTTGGTGCCCTCTGGCTCATACAAATAATCAGTGTCAGAGTAATCACGAATGATGTTCTTAAGCAGACCCAACTCTTGCTTCAACGCAAAGTGCACACGGGCTTGAACAGCCGTCATGACTTTCAACTGACGTTCTAACAGTGCCAGTGTTGTACCGACAGGAGCGTTGCCACTCATGTCAGACACCTTCATATCAGCGGTGGCGGCAAACCTGCGACCTTCTTCCACAATGTTCTGAAGCAATGTGTACAAAGTTTGGCTTGGCTCTTTGTATGGCAGGGGTAAGATGTTGTCACGGATCGTGCCAGAGCCTACATCTACATCACGGAACTCTCCGGGTGCGATGGGGGTGTCGTCGCCTTTGATTCGCAAGCCACGGGTCTTAAGTCCACCGGGCAGGTTGGCAAGTGTTCCTGCATCGATGAGTTGACGCATGAGAGAGGTAGCGGATTTAGCAAAGCCTCCGATAAGATGGAAAAGCCCGAAGCCGTAAGCTCCAAAACCCGGGATGTATTGGTAATGAACAAAATGCTGGCGCTTGAGTTTAAGTGGGTCATCTTCGTTCCAATTACGGCGAATAGCCAATACATCGTTGGTGCCTTTGATAATTGTTACCACGTACGGCAACATGATGCCGGTGGGTTCACCATCATCTTCGTCTTCAAAGCCTTTGAGGTCTAGGTCAACATGGCACTCATACAACGTGTAACGATCATCATTGATGTCACTGAAACCTGTCTCTTTGTCTTTGGCTTTCTGAATATCGCTGATGGATTTATCAGGTTCAGACAACTCAATATCACGGTAGAACCCAGCTTGTTGCAGCTTGAGAATTTCGTTCTTTGTTTTGCGCATCACGTGTGTAATGCGGTAGCACGTATCCATCTCTGTTGTGCCGTACGGCAAGATGATGTCTTCGGCTGGAATGAAGATCGATACTTGACGTCCCAAATTGGGATCGTAGTACACCTTCTTAAACGCTGAACCTGTGGCTGGCAGTGACCACAACATGCGCTCATGCTCTGGGCGGAACTCAACCATCTTCTCTGTCAACTGATAGTTCATATCATCTTGAACACGGGCGGCGGCTTCCTTCTTCTCGGGTGTCTCCTTACCAATGATCTTGGTACGCACTGGCCCTTGCGCGGGGAACGTCTCAGTGATTGTCTCTGCTTGGAAGCGAACAACGGCTTCTGTAATCATGGGGTGGAACACACCTGACGCACCGTTCCAAGGTTCTGTGCGCTCTTCCATCTGCAAGCCCAACAGCTTCAAACCTTCTGTGTATGCTTTCTCCCAATCCTTGCGTGAGGCTTTGTCGTTGTCAATGTCAGAACACAACTCACTTGCCATAGATTGCAGTGCACTATCAGCTACTTCATCGGCCAAGTTATCAGAGAAGGTGTCGTCGTCCCCTTCACCAATGCTGATCTCCATGTCACCTATTGAAATGTTGACTTCTTCAGGGTCAACAATCTCAATCTCAATCGCCTCTTCGTCTTGCGCTAATGCGTCGATCCCTGCAGGTTGTTGGTACAGTGCTTTGTCAATATTGGTAGCCATATTTGATCCTTAGTAATACGCCGCTTTACGGGGTATTGAGTAAATGTCATCTTTTTCGTCGCTGTCCAAGCTGATGAATCCACCATTCCTGAACCGAGCTAACGCCATACTTGTGCAGTCAACCATGTCATCATGATCTGACGCGGGGAACGCAGCCACCTGCTCCACAACTTCCTCTGCCCAGCGTCTCCCCGCAGGATACCAGACCATGCCCGATCTGAAAATATCTGACACTGCATTCAGCCGTGCAACTTTATCACCTGTGCCCCTGTGTGGGGTGAACTCTTGAACAGGAATACCCATGCGCCTGAACTCTTGGAACAGGGGTGTACCGCTGGATTTCTTCTCAACAATGAACGCATCTGGCTCCCAATCTCTGTACTCTTCCAGTGCCAAATCTTTGAGTTCAGCAAACTCCACCCGTTTGTTGATGGCGTTCATCAGGATGATGTGGGGCTTCTCCCCTGTAAGTTTGTGAGTGAACACACCCCATGTGAGCAGTGCTGTAAAGTCAGCGCGGTTGTTCTTCTCAGCCGCCGCGTCAAGCGTCATGATGACAAACTCAAGCTCTGGTGGGTCTTCTTCTTCCCACTTCATCCACCACTCGCGTTTGATGATCGCGCCTTCTTCGCTGGTGGGTTGTTGCTGATACTGAGCGTTCCACTGGAACGAGGGCATCGACGCTTTGGTTCTATGCAGGGCTTCAAGGTCAAAGAACTCAGGCCACAGCGCCCTCTCCTCTGGCGTGTTCTCGTGAAAAATGGCTGGAAACTCAAAGAACTCATACTTATCAGACTCTTCGTTGCGAGCCATGTCCTTGGCCATCATGCCAATCAGATCGTTGGGATGCCAGCGTGTATGCACAATCGCCATCCGGCCACCCGGCATCAGACGTGTTCGAGCACCAAAAGTAAACCATTCGTACGCCTTTTGAAACACCTCAAAGTTGCCGTTCAAGATGTCCTGCTCAGAGAACGGATCGTCAACAATCAAAAAGTCAGCGCCCCGACCTGCCAAAGCTGAGCCAACACCGCAGGCAAAGTACTCACCACCTGAGTTGGTGTTCCACCGACCGGCTGACTTGCTATCCGCCGCCAGCGTCACCGTCGGGAATATTTCTTTGTACATATCTTGGTCAACCAAGTTACGCACCTTGCGTCCAAAGTCAACGGCCAAGTCTGTGGTGTGCGACACCATCAGTACTTTCTTATCAGGGAAGTTGCCAAGGAACCATGCAGGGAAGTAAACCGACACCAAAAAAGATTTGCCGTGCCGTGGCGGAATAGAGACAGCAATACGGTCTTTGCGGTTGAACGCCATGTCTTCTAATAGAGATGCCAATCTCTTGTGATGCCTGCCAATCTTGTAGTCGGGGTTCATCTTCAAGCAAAACTCTAGCAGGCTATTGCGTGCAACCTTGGCCGCTTCCCGCTTAGTTAATTCTTCCAGCGTGGCATCGAACGATTCTAAATCCGCAGGGTCAAGTTTTGCCAAATCTACGTTTTGTAGATCTTCTATGGTGAACTCGGAAAAATCAATCATCTGTGTTGGTGTCAGTATTAGTGCGTACTAACGTGGGCGTGCCCAGCACATCGGCTTTGCTTTCCTGCAGGGTCTTGGGTTTGACCACCACATCCACAATCTGTTCTGTCTTGCTACGCAGTTCCAGCAGTTTGGAAATCCTGCCTTTGATCGAAGCCTCAAGCTCAAGCGTGGTTTTGTGCTTCACGGTAATTTCACTGCGTTCGATAAACAACCCAACGTCACCCACCTTGCCTAGCAACTCAAGTGCACGGATGCGAATCTTGGGGTCGGGGTGAGTTGTCTCTTCGATCAACTTATTGGTCACATACGTTCTGATTTGCACAGCCGAGTTCACCACCACCTGATCGTACTCGCTCAGTATGGATTTGAGATGCAACACCGATGCTGTGGTCGTGACTGCGTTGGTCTGGGGCGTGACTACATTTGTAGCTTCTGCGCTACTAACTGATTCATGGAAGGCCGAGCGTGCCCGCACCTTATCTTCTTCTGAGGGTTCATCGGGTGCACCGAACGCTTGCAGGAACTCAGCCGTCTTAAACAGGGCGTCTACCTTGGTATGCAGAGACACCACGTCCTCCCGCTTGCTTGGGATCGGCACCGTCAACTCTGGGATACAGGTCAGCATGGCGCGAAATATAACACACAAACGGCAGGGCGTGTCAAGACACTATTAAGGGGGGCCTGTTCTGGAACATGATTTCAAGGATTTTTTGCTATAAAAATTTTTAGCAGGTCGTTTTATTTTGATGGGGGGTGGGTTC